ATAGAGATCCCCAATTTTTTTGAGAGCCATTACAGTCCCTATTACTGCGGCTGTTATCGCAATCCAATGACTTCTAAGGGCCTGACCGAAAGCGGCTGACTTATTTCTAAGACCAATAAGGCCCCGGCTTGCCCCTTTTATAGAGGAATCCCATTTGCCTTTATCTAATTTTAATTTTCCAACAATCGCACCTGCGTTAAACATTTTTTACTCCATCTGTTTTAAACTTTCCCAACTTTCTTTAACTGCCTTTTCTTTACCAATATCTAATGTTCGTAAATGCATTCGTAATTCAGATATAGTTCTGCTATACCCTTCGTTTGTGGACATAGCAATTCTAACTGCCTGAATTTGACCAATGTGATCCAAAATATTCTTTTTCAATGCTTCCCTAAACCAGAAAAGAAAATCCCTATAATCTAAATTCAACAGAAATTTATAATTAAAAAGCCCGGGAAAAGCAGTTGCAATAACTGCCATCTGTTCTGCTTTCCCCCTTAGGCGTTTTTTCCTTTTGTCCCTATCTGCTGAGTATAAGAATCGGTGATGAATCTTAGGACTGCCCCTATTTTTCTTATGTCGATATTTTCATAGTCCTCTGGTTTACCACCTAAGAAAACTGCTACTTGCTTCAAAAGGATATTCATATCATCTTTCTTTTTCCCAATCTCCATTACTTCATCCATCATCTTATTGGTGATTTTATTGATGGTATGTTTTTTTCCTTCTAAAACAATCTCTAAAGGCTCAAATAAAGATTCTTCATCGGCATTGTATTTAGACATTTATAGTTCACCTCCCGTCGGCTAAAATTTTTATGCTGAACCGATACTATAAATCTTACCAGTTGTCGGATCTGGGAATGCCTTAAAAATAACTTTGAAAACTCTCTGTCCTTCGTTGTTATAAACAACTTCGGCATCGATCTCCGGTGAAGCTAAAGAAATCGTCAACCAATTAATAGACGCACTTACTACATTATCTACAATTGGTTTAATAATCAATTCCAAAGCCGCATCATATCTTGAAACTCCAACTTGATTATCTACATCCATTAGAGTTCCGTCTACTGAAGCCCCCGGAATAACTATTGCTAATTCTGCCAAACTTTGTCTAGTCATAGGCACTTCCACTTCAACATTTCTGCCAACCCTAATACTATCAACTGGTGTTACACCCTTTTCATCCTCATGCACAGGGCGACTTTCTCCTGTATCTCTGAATATTACATCTCCGAAAGTCTTTCCTACACTTGCTGAATTAAACCAAACTTGACAAGGTCCTAAATCTTTTACTATTCCAGACATTTTTATTCCCCCTCTCTTTCATATTTTTATTTTAGGCATCTCTCATCCTAAAAATAAAATTAGTTGAAAATTCCCACAAACTTTTATCATCTTGACCTATTGTTTGAGGAACATTCATTCCTTCAATAACCATCGCTACAAATTCATCACTCCCCACCACTATGGGTAAGGTAATTCCCGACTTACCATGAAGTAAATCGTAAACTGTATACGCATTCTCCCGGGCTGTAAAATATGTTGCCGCCCGAGAAATAATTTGTATTGCTTTTTCCACCTTATCCGGTAAATCAAAATCCGGTTTGCCCCCGGCATTCTCTAATACAACTATACATTCATCCGGAGAGGTTGAGAGTCTGTGTCCAACGAATAAATCCGTTCCTATTGTAAAACCAGTTTCATTCTCTATATATTGAGCAATTTCTTTTATCATCTTCCACCCTTAATAACATTTGCAATTATTTTAAAATAAACATTCTTATTTCTTGCCATTTTTGACTCAAGGAATTTAGGCCCTGAAGAAGGTTCTCGAAACTTCAACTGTTCTCCTTCATGAAGCCTTGCGGCATAAGGCACATTGAATCCTACTACACCCACCATTTCTCTTGGCTTTATAGATTCGTTATGATTCTTATTCGCTTTTCCTTTTCTTCCTGATGGCGATTCTCCTATACATTTATTATTAACGAAAACACTTCCCGATCCTCTAAGCCACCCTTCCTTAATCGGTGCAGTTGGCCTTTGCAGAATTGAATCAGCAAGTAACTGCAAGCCGGCTTTCCCCAATCCTTTTTCTACTACTTCCGGGATAGCCTTTTTTGTGATCCGATTAAACTTCTTATAAAAATCTGTAAGGTTTAATGATATACTCATGTTACATCTACCTCAATATGTTGATTATTAAAATCTTTTATTTTAGCTATATTTAAAATGGCATGATCCGTTGAATCAAAATTTATTTTATCCTTATGACCTAATGTTCGGCTTTCTAACATCACCCGGGCTGATGAAACTACTTGCTCCCCTTTTTCATTTCTTACCATTTTGGTTTTATATTCTATTCGACCTTTTATAGTTTCTGTTTCTTCCGAACCTTCGCCCCATTTATCGTAGGTGATTGTTTTGATTATTATAGTATCTGTTAAATATGCTTTAATCATTATAATGCCCCCACCAGTTCCTCGAACCGGCTGAATGAATCTATCTTTGTCATCGGAGAATTACTTAGTTTAACCATGCTATCGTAATATCCTCTTTCTTCAATACTCTCTCTTGTTATCGGTAAGATATTACATTCACAATTAGGGTGGAAAGGCGGCCTCTCGAGAAGCATCGGGAAATCTGTATGACTTCCACTTATCGAATAAATCCTTCCCATAAATTGCTGACAATATCCACAAGCCCCGGCATGAACATCAATTTGGCAAAGATCAACTCCATAATGAAGTGCTGTATTAATACTTCCCTGTGCAGTTGCCTCTCTAGCCCGGGTTCTTGCTACCAATTCAGAATATTTATCAGGCCGGTAGTTTCTTCCCTTGATATTTATAAATTGTTCGTTTCCCATTTGCCTTCTCAACTGACTTAACATTTCATCACTTACTGTTCGCCGGGCCTCGCCTTTAATTACTCCTTCTGCTATAAGTCTTGATATTTCCTTATCTTCTAAAATCCTTTGTTGTGTCATTCTAATATATCTATGAACCCCGTTCTTCATACTTTGATTAGCTGTAATTAAATCAATTGTTACATCATCTATTAAAACACTAGCCGCAGATGAATGAATCTTGGCATCATATTTTACAAATCTTGTAACATTCAATGCCTTCAATCTTTCTGCCGCCATATCAATACCTCTTTCATATCCGTAGGGGATTGTCTTTTTCGCCCATTTATAGCAACCACCATTCAGCACTTTTATCCCTTCATTAACTTGCTTCAATATCGCTTCTGTTCGGTATCGCTGAAAAACAGTAATATCAATTTCCCTAAGATGCCGGCTAAGGTCCTTCTGTGTTCTGCGATATAGCCTTGTCAATTCCTCTATCTTAGTTTTTAAGTATAATTCCTTCTCTAATCCCCTTAATTCCTTGAAGGCCATAGCATACCCTTACTTCCTATATAATATTCATTTGTAAGCTATCCTTGTAGTCTCAAAAGCAGAGTTTTAAGCCAATTTATCGCTTTTCTCCAAAAACCCGGCTTTTTCTCTTGAACCTCTAATACCCCTGCAAATTCCTCTAATTGATTCTTGGTTTGCCTATATCTTCTCTTGATCGTATTTCCGCCGGGCAATCTAACCCAACAAGTCTTGGGATTCTTTTTAATCAAATCCCCGTTTATCCAACCATTAGATAATTCAACTGATATATCCATTTATTTCCCTTTCACTTTAGGACATTTTTCTCCTCTCTCTAATCTTCTGCCAAAAGACTTATCTTCGTGTTGATTTCTATAAGAATCTTTATGTGGTCCCGTTCCGTCTCTTTGACCTCTTACCGTTTTTCCCAATATTCTCACCTCCTCAAAGAAATAAGATAACATCCTTATTTCTATATAACATCTTCACTTTCATCTCGTTCTAAATCAATCGCATATAGATTCTGTTCTGTTTTCAAATCACTTAATAATTGCATAACAAGAGGGGCTATTGCAATCTTTTCCCCGGCCTTATCCTTATATGTTTCTTTGACAATTCCGGCCGCTTTCACTCCTTGGGCCTGCAAACCCATTCTCCGATCCATATCCTCTATGTGAATGATGAGAAACAATGCCTGTTCGTATTGTGCATCTTTCATCTTTTGAGTTGTAATCGCCGGGAATGAAAACAAGCCACAATTAGTCAACTGCTTATATGCTGTGATTAAAGACGACTTTTTATCCGAATCTAATAAGCTATCACCCCAATGGTCGAATGTTCCGATTCTTTCATTAAAATAAGTTTCCGCTTCCGCCAAGGTTGTCCAACTATTAGTTCCGACGGTTATAGCCATTTGTTACTCCTTTCGGATTTTACCTTTGAATAAATTCGTAATGTATTCCTTCTCTTTTCCCGGACTATGGGGGTGATCAGGAAAATACCTTTTTTCAAGATGATACCAAGTTTCTGACTTCCAGAAATCGAATCCGTATAGTGTAACTTGTTCAGGATCAAACCCACATCTATTCAGAATCAAATCAATTATCATGCAACCGGTAGAAGGAGGAGATCCAAGTATGCGACATAAATCTTCCCAGTATTCTTGGGGATAAAGATAAAAACCATTCACTCCTACTGGTGGAGGATTATTCCCTTTGACATTTATCCAAACAAAACACTTCGGATTAAACTTTTCATTTATTTCTTTCATGCCGGGAGAAACACCAACAGCCAACATATCTGTTCGTGAACCAACATATTTTTCCTTACCCTGCGGAAAGCCTTTATTCATTCTTATAACAAGACTAAATCTATCAATTTCCGGGTGTTCTTTTTCAAGCATGCTTTGGGCGTTACCGATAATTGCAATCTTCTTAAAATTTAAAAACTTTTTTAAATCTTCTACCCCAACTGTTGTTCCCCATTCTCCATATTGACTTAATTGGGAACGATGCATAATTCCTACATCTAACTTTTTATTTTTTATTTCCTTAAACTTCGCTTCCCACCATTCGATTGGATGTGCTGATGGGTGAAATACATAACCCATATTACAATGTTCAAATGGTGCAATAGCATGAAAAGTTTTCCATTTTGTTACCCGATAAATTTCTTTTATTGTCGCATCAACCATTTCCGGCGGAATATGTTCTAATACATCAGCAGAAAAAGAAAAATCGAATTGACTGTTTTTAAAAGGCATTCTCCATAACGGAGTTTCAAGAAAGCCTTCCTTATCTTCACCGACTGCTTCTAAAGTAATATCACTTCCTATAACTTTCAAGCCGGCCTCCCTCAATCTTCTAACAGCAAAACCAGTTCCACAACCGAATTCAATCATCTCCCAACGGAGAGGGAATTTCTGATGTTTAATATAATTAACAATTCTTTTTGAATTTATTGAAGCAGTTTCAGCCCCACATTCCCAAGCACTTCTGTATTTCTCTCTTTCAGCTTCTTCTACTTCCCTAATATCTTCCGGGCAATTAATTACTTCTTTGAATTTTCGGCTTGCCTGATATTGTTCGATAACGGGATCTGTTACTTCAACCATCAAATCGAATATCTTGCAATATTCAGGTGGCAAATTATACATGTTAATTTCTTCTGTTCTCTGTCCTAATAATTCTTCCAAAATCTTCTGATCCGTCATATCCGGATTCATCTTATTCCTATGAATCCATATATCTAAAAAATTCCGGACCTTTGCGTTATTCGCTAAATATACTACTGCCCCATTAAGTTGCAGATGAGAAGATAAACTTTCTTTATATTTACTCCAATCAATATAATGCATGGCAATATCAGCGTCGAGGTTTGAGAATAAAACCGGCACTTTCCATATTCGTGTATCGGAATCAAGATAGACTAAATTCCTATCCGGATATTTATTTAAGATTTTTTTCATAAGAACAGCCTTATATTTTACATTCCTTTGCCATTCACCTAAATTTTCAATCTCCTCAATTTCATATTCAAGTTTAAACCTTTTAAAATCACCTATTAGCTTTTTTATTTCTTCTTCATATCCAGTATCTTTTGTATAAAAGGCAACAAAAATAGGTTGCTTAGTTTTAACATTATCAAATTCTATGGATTCCTTTAATCTCCTACTTGCTTGATGTAATTCAATAACAGGGGCTTCTTTAATCCTTCGACTGAATATATGGCAGTAAGTATGAGGAAGCCTCAATACTTTTAAATCCTTAAATTCTTTTAATGTTTCGCCAAAAGATATATCGTCAATATGATCTTCCAAAGTGGCATCTCTTTTTACCCATGCCTCCACAAATCTTTTTACTTTTGCATTGTTCTTGAAATATACTACCGATACATTAGTGAGATCGGTTATAGTAAGCCGTTTTCCTTCATGTGTGAAACTTTCAAATTCCTTTATATAAATAGCAATATCATATTCCTGAAATTGGTCAAATAATTCAGGAAACTTCTTTATTTCGGTATCACTATCCATCTGAATTATATCGCACTCGAATTTATCAAGGCATCTTTGGACAAACTTTACTTTCTGATGAATATTTTTACGCCAATTACCCAAATTCTCAACTGCTTCAAAATAATATTCCAGTCCAAATCTGACAAGCGATTTTTCTAATCGTTTAATTTCTCCTTCGTATTCTGTATCTTTGGTATAACACCCGGTTATTAAAGGTCGTTCTCTTTTCTTTATATCCTTAAATTCGCCAATCTCAAAACACCTCAATGCACTATCGGGATTAAGATTTATTACTCTGAATCTTTCTGCCTTTATGGCCGGGGCAAAAAGTTCGAAATTTGGTATCATTGCACTTTTATAAATACTTTCATCATGCCACTTATCCCCAATATAACCGTCATGCCACCAAGCCGCCTTTCCTTTTTCTCCTTTCATATCAAAACCTAAAAGATAAATAGGACTAGCCCCTAAACATACAGCTAAACATAATGCATTTAATCCGGAATTACTTGCACTCGGTAGGCCATCTTGACAGGAAAAACACATCTCCCTTTTTTTTGTCGATTCTAAAATACAAATATCTTCTGGAAAAGGAAAACCATGAAGATTTAACCAAACTTTTAAACCTTTGAAAGCATCAAATCTTTTTTTACTTTCTTCTCCCAATTCTCCGGTCTCAATCCATCCCCAAAGTCGTTCATCTTGCGAAATCATAACAGCCGCATCAACCTTTTCAAAGGCCCTGTTTACTGCAATTACAAGTTCGCCTTTAAGTTGGGAGAAATCGAAACCCCTTAGACTTGGGCCTCCACCAACAATAAAACATCTTCTGCCTTTCCAAGCACCATCAGGAAGAAAATTAGAAAGCAATGGCCGGGTAGGCGGAGAAAAACCTCCATGTAAAGATTTAGAGAGAATCTCTTTATTTTTACTCTTGTGCAAATCTGACATTAAAACTGCTTCGCCCATTAGCCTCTCCTTTAGTTAAATTCCCCGGGGAAAAGGAATCTCTCCCTTTCCCCGAAGTAAAATTCACTTATGGCTAAGGGTTAAGCTATCGCACATCTACGCAGTTGGTCTGAATCTCCAATAGCACCACCATATCTCATCCACCCTGCGACAGTATCCGCATAAGCTAAAATGTCAAACTGACTAAATAATGTAAGGTCCTGTCTATATCCACCTTTCATCTTCTTCTTCGGAAGAGTTACATAATAACTGGTGGCAAGAGCAAACATCAAAGTATAAACTGGTCTTACATTATAGGTTATCTGCTTAGTTGAACCGGCAACTGGCTGATTTAACTTTGTTATAGCCGCTTGTATTCTTGCTCTCAATTGAACCGGTGCTACCAAAACAAACGGACTATTAGCAGTAACCCCCATACCCGAATCCTTCAATGCGACAAGAATCGCTTGACAAGCCGCTTCAATCGTATTCGCATCTCTGGAAGCAGTATATTGAGCATCGGTAGTCGCTAACGCTGAAGGTGTTGGAGCCGCCCAAGCCACATTATAACCTGACGCTAAAGCCGCAATCAGGGCATAAAATGCTGTGGCCCTTGACGAATAAGCCTTATTTCTAAACGCAATCGCATTATCTTCCAATGTCCAATACTGCTTATCGTCAATCAGAGTTCTATCCCATTGTAAACCTCCACCATACCGATCAAAGGTAACATTAGTTTTCGATCCCGAAAACTTGAATACCTTTGCTTTACCTCCGGAAGGAACTTTAGCAAAAGTCAAACCACTTGTAACATCCAAAAGCGAAAATCCACTTTGGTTCGTTCCGGTAAAATCCCTGATGTCAAAAACTTGCTCGTAACCCAAATCATAATCAGGGATTGCATGAAACTTCTCTAAAACAGAAAGAATCTCTGCCGGAAAATCACCCTTCGTTGCAAAAGCCTGTAAAGCCGCTTTCAACTTGGGATCTCTATCCGGTTCTTTAAAGAAATGATTTATTGCTCCAATCATTTTCTTTACATCTTCCTTATTAGAGAAATCCACTTTAGACCAATCTTTAATAATTTTCCCTTTCATTTTTCTCCTCCATTCTAATTACTCAATTAATTTTCATCTCCGTTTTATAAACGGTAATCTCTTTTAGGCGGCTACATTGCCTTTCAAGTCAATTAAAACTTCAGTATCGGCGGCAGTCGATACTTCTAATGCTCGACCGCAAAGCGTGTTTCCACCACTACTGTTTGTTACTGCCTTCGCTGAATCGTCAAAATAAACCTTCTCGCCCTTCGCAAAGGTAATACCGGACGATGCTGTCTTAGTAACAACAATCTTTTCACATGAATACAGAAAAGCTACTTCATCGGTAGAAACTCCGCCCTCCATGTAAAGTCCTACTAAGCCTTCAATCAGATCCAAAGCACCGGCAAGTTTAGTAGCGGCTAATGTTACTACAACAGAAGCCCAAATATTACTTCTCAATTTTAAAGCAGTTGCTGTCATGGTAATTCTCCTTTCTAATTATTTTTTTCTTCTCCATCTCGGAGTAGTGATCTCAAGTTTTACCTTGTAAATTTATTCTTCTTTCTTCTTCTCTCCACTTCCGGGAATGAAATCATTCTTTTCAGGCTCTTCATATTCTTCTTGTGATTCTAATTCTTTTCCATCCCCTGAACCCACTCCTTTATTCTTAGTATCATCTGCATCTTCTTGTCCCATGATGATCTTCTTGGTATCATCAAATTCTTTTATCTGTGCATCCAGAAATCTATCAAAATCTTCCTTAACTTTTTCTTTATCTTCTCCGGACTTAAATGTTTTTAGATTTCTTGAAATGAAATTTTTCTGCTTTTCGTTTAATTTCCTTTCTTTAACTGCTTCCTCGAATAAACTGCTAACCTTAGAAGAATTAGCCGATTCATTAAGATTTTTATTTTTACCCTTTAACTCATCAACTTCTTTATGTAAATCAAGAACCTTTTCTCTTTCTTCTCCTAATGACTTCTCAATTCTTTTTGCATGTTCATATTCAGTTTGTTTCGCTTTTTTTGACGGATCACTTTCCTTGATTTCTTCCTCGGAGAAAACATCTGTAATTTTAAATTTGCCCTCTTTTATCGCACTTATAATTTCTTGAATAGTCATGTCTTGAACCCTCCCTTTCTTTTTTTGGGTGAACGCTTGGACTGTGCCAAGTAATGTTGCTCCCGGGAAGCCCGGTTTACTCACTTTTGAATTACCCAAAGCTATTCCCGTTACCTCATCTACACTTAATGCTTCTGCCTTCCCTTCATTTTTTTCTTGATAAGTTATATTCGCTTCGATTGAAGCTATATCCAAAGGCAGATTCCGGTATTGAGGATATATGTAAACAGCGGCAAGACTAAATAACTTGCCTCCGATATTTTGGAGTGCTTTCCCGACAACTTCCCCTATCTGTTCCCTGCCGGTATGGAGATTGTCTACGGCATGGTCATGAAAAATTTGCAATCCCATTTTTATTTTATTTGATAACTGAAGAATAGCATCCCTGAAATACTGGATGATTTTTCTTCCGATACCGATCAACCGGCCATCCGCATCTCCTTCGTGGCCTACTGCAAAAACTTTAATCATCGGGTTTTCATCCCCGGCCTTTAATCTTTTTAATGTGTCCGGAGGAATCATATTAAACATTTCTTCTTTTGACATACTTTGTAACTGTGCCTTTATATAGAATTTACTCATTGAAGTTCTCCTCATTTAATTTCTTTAATAATTCTTCTTTGTTAAGATAAGCATCTATAACAACACAAAATTCGCTATCTGAATAATATCCTCCACCACTTTCTTTACATAATTCCTTAATCACTTTTAGTATTTTTTCTGCCTGTGTCATTCCTGTTCCTCGTCTTTTTCCTTGCTTCCTCCTTTAAGTGCCGCTTCTGTTTCTCTCCTTCGATCTTCTTCCTCTCTCTCTTTTTCTCTTTCCTTTAAACTTTCTAATTCTTTCAATGCACTTTCCTTCTGTGCCTTTTTAATCTTATCTGCATCTGCATTCGGAACCATAGAAAGCATTAAGTCTAAATCAATTACCCCTCCCTGAAATAGAGGCATCCAAACATCAACTAATTCCTTGATTTTCTGTGCAGTAATATAAGGAATTTCCACCCCAATAGCATTAGGATTAAATCCCCCATTAAACTTCTCATTTGCCATAATAAGGACTTTGCGAAATATCTCCTCATAACATCCGATCCAAATATGCCTCTCTTTATTTGTTGAAGCAACTATCAGTTCAAACAGATCCGTCGAAACTGCCCTGTTACTCATCAGTTCGGGCAACCCCAAGAAGTGAACCGGTATTCCTGTCGCCCCTGATATGATTTTCGCTAAAGAAATAATTTCTTTATCAAGTGCATCTGTTCCTCCACCACTCAATCCCTTCAATTCATAAGTGGCAGTTGTAACCAACAATTTTCCAATCTTCCAATTTATCGATTGTAATTTTTCATATAGTTTCTTGGCTTCATCCGCACTTTCACATTTAAAATAAGGAGTAGGGCCTGCAAAAAGATGATTGATTTTTCTCCAATCCCATAAAGCCTTATCTAAATCTTCAAGGTGTCTTAATACCAATGCCACTTTGGGCCTTATATCGTTAACCTTATTTATTCTTCCTGAAAATCTTTTATAAATAAACTCATCTTTTTCGAGTATTACTTCATTCCCTTGTTTTGATTTGCGATAAGAAACTTGCTCATATTCCTTGTAATCCTCGGCATTTGTTTTTACCGCATAACCATTTGTAGTATAAGAAATCCATCTTAGATCTATTTCCTTCGTTTCCTTATTAGGTATCAGTCTGCAAAGGAACCTTCCTTCAATTTCCGCCTCTTTTGCGAATTCCTGTGGCATCTCCTCATCTAAATCATTCCGATCAACAAACGCCTGAATATATTCGAGTTCCCTAGTAGTTTTCTCTTTTTCTTTTAATACAAGTTTAACTCCCTGTCCGATTGTGAATGCCGCCCTTAAATCAATAATATTTCTGACTTGCTGATTTCCCCACTCCGCACTCCCATCATACTTTTTGGCCAGTTCTTTGATTGCGGCACTTGCTGTCGCATAATTATTCCCGGTATAACCGGTTGTTTCGATTGCCCCGGATATTAAAATATCCAAATCATGTTGTAATGAAACGATCTGTTTTTTTAATCCCGGCCCTTCGTTAATCTTCTCAACAATTAATTTTATTAGATTAGGCATTTTATCTCCCCTGCTTTATAATTTTTTTATTATTTTTTTAAAATCTTCAAATTCTTCAGTTGTAAGGCCTAATTTTGTTTTCAATGCTGTTTCTTTTTGTATTAATACCTGTTTTTCTGCTTCCCGTTCTGCTAATTCTGCCTGTCTTTCTGCTTCTAAATCATATTTTTCTAATGTTTTATCTGTAATACGATAACCTTCTATATTTTCATCTATAA